ACTTGTCTGATACATCAGTATCCGGTCCAGCCGGCAAACCAGTAACATACCAACATTCTAGAAGATATATCCCAGTTACCTTAACTCAAGCTGAGTTTAGTGTTAATGGTGGCGGTTGTATATATGAGTGTACAGCAATTTCACAAAACGACCAAGGATTAAATGATAGTGTTCAATTTCTTCCTGCTGATTTAACTATTTCAGGAGAGAGCGTACATGAATTACTACAAACAGGTGAGAAGAGTTTAACAAGTGCTATAAACAACCATTTACTTGAGGCAAAGACTGAAAACCCAATACAGTATGCTGACCAATTTATAATTCTATTTCCAAAAGAAGATGCTCGTGCAAGTTCTGAGTTAAAACTCGACAATAGCGCCAGTGGTGAAGGTGCTAGTGATCACACAAAAGGATATGGGCAGACAAACCTAAAAAACATATCCGGAGAGGATATGGTTGCAAGTCTGTTAAAGAATGTAGAAGACGACAAACGTAATCAAATAGGAACGTCGGCTGTTATCTTGGACAAGTTGCTTGACATGAATCAAGTATATAAGAACAGAGATAAAAAAACCCATAAAGAGAAAGATGTATTAATCGAAGCTAACGTTGCCCTTATAAATAAAAAAGCATTTACCTTCTCGCAAGGTACAAGAATTAGTTCGATTATTGAAGAAATAGTACTTAGTAGTAAGTGGGCACAAGCGAATGGGCCGCTAGGACAATCTGACAGATATGGTAATGTGAACTGGTTTAAGGTAGAATGTAAAGTATATAATGTGCCTGTTAAAGACGCTACAAATCAAAGAGGAGTTATGCCAAAAATATTTGTTTATAGCGTTGTAACCTATAAACAGCACAGCTCAGTATGGTCAAAAGCGACAGTTCCTAAAGGAACAGAAGAGATCCGAAGTATTGTATGTAAGAAGTACGATTATATATACACTGGACAAAATAAGGATATTATTAATTTTGACATAGCGTACAAATTTAGATTCCTTTCTAAGTTGCAATCAGACTTAGGTAATGATAGCAAAAATCAACAGGCCACAGGTGGCGACGCAACAGTCGCAAGAGCACAAGATTCTCACACAGAGACGAAGAAAGCCGAAGGCGCTACAAAGATAACTACAGATACTACAAAAGTTACCCCAGAACTGCATTTTGTAAAAAAGATATCAGAAAATACACAAACAGTAAACTACACACCGTCAACAAGAGCAGTCCCGTCAAGCCAGAAACAGGAAATTGCTAGAATGTTTCATGACCAAACTATTAACTTTGTCGGTGACATGACGGTTGTTGAACTAGAGATTTATGGAGATCCGTATTTTATATCTGATTCAGGTCATGGAAATTATAATAGTAGGTTTGTTAAAGACGCAATGGTTGATAATAGAGGAATGATATCATATCAAACTACAAGACCATATATTGTTGTAGAGTTTAGAACCCCCACAGATCTCGGCTCTGACGGAATAATGAAATGGCCTAAGCACCACAGAACTAATAAATTAGTAAGTCATTTTAGCGGAATCTTTTATATAACAATGATTAATCATTCGTTTAGTAAAGGGCTATTTAAACAGAAACTTAGTATAATAAGACAGTTTGAGCAAAAAGTTACTCCAGACGGCTCGCCGGATTCAAACAATACGAGCTTAGTGGAATTTGACGCTAACAAAAAAGGTGATGGCGGCGGAGATACTAAAGCCATAATTAGCGGCGATAGTTCCAATTCAAGTAGTGACTCAGGTGGCACAAGCCTCGCGCCACAGTTTAGTCTAGCAGGACAATCTAATCCATCTGTCGCAACTGGCGGATTTAATACAAGAAGGGCGTAAATCAAGGCAATTCGTATAATGATGATCAATATAACACAAGGATTTAATAATGCACCCAGGAAATAGGAAATCTGAAGATGGCATATCAGCCCATAGACCTGCGCCTGAGCAGTCAGGACCATTTCATGCTAAAATAATTGGTCATGTAGATGAAACTTATATGGGGTCTTTAAAAGTACAATTATTAAAAAACACATCACCAGGCAATAAACCAAGGGAATCAACACAGATATTAACAGCACGATATCTTTCACCGTTTGGCGGCCAAACTTCCAAAGATACAATTACTAAGAATATTGGGTATCGGCCCAGCCAACAAAGTTATGGTATGTGGATGGTACCACCAGACATTGGAACACTTGTCTTAGTAATTTTAATAGAAGGTAATCCTAATGATTGTTATTGGATTGGATGTGTTCATGATAAGTTTATGAATTTTGCTATTCCAGGGCATGCCGCGACCAAACGTGTTTCAAATGCACCAGATGAGTTAAAAGGTAAAAAACTTCCAGTAGCTGAGTACAACAAAAAAGTTGAGGACGGCTCCCTCGGCGAGCCTACAAAGTTTGAAAAGCCGTATCAAAAAAGATTCACAGATGACTTAATAACCCAAGGATTATTAGAAGACGAAACTAGAGGTATAACATCTTCTAGTGCTAGAAGAGAATTACCAAGTACTGTATTTGGAATTAGCACACCAGGCCCAGTAGATAAAACGACTGGCCTCGGATCGAAAGCCGGTGATAGCTATAGAAGCCGCCTTGGTGGAACATCATTTGTTATGGATGACGGTGACGTAAGTTTCTTAAGAAAAGGATCAGCAACTAGTAGCCCACCAGACTATGCAAATGTTATGCAAGACGACCAAGATGGAAAAGTAACACTACCGCATAACGAATTAGTTAGATTAAAAACTAGAACAGGGCATCAAATATTATTACATAACACAGAAGATTTAATTTATATTGCTAATGCAAACGGAAGTGCTTGGATTGAATTAACAGCAGATGGAAAGATTGACATTTATGCAAAAGATAGTATGAGTGTGCATACTGAAAATGATCTTAATTTAACCGCAGGTAGAGATATTACAATGGAGGCAGGCGCTAATATTTCTTTAAAAGCAAGTGGCACTTATATAAAAACAGATGCAGAAAAAACTACAAAAGGTAGAATACAAATAGAATCAGCCGCAGATACTAATATGCTTGTTGGAGGAAATCATTGGGTTACTACAGTAGGCAATTATGAAGCTAGAACTACTGGTAAAAATATACTTACAGCAGGTGCAGAAACACATATTAAGTCTGGCGGCAATCATATAGAAACTGCTCCACAAATTCATATGAATGGGCCAGCGGCAGATTCCGCTCAGATTGTTACAGCTCTTAATACGCACATTTTACCAGGTACTCCAACAGGGAATTTGAACGGTACGTTAGTACAACGAGCACCAACACATGAGCCGTGGACACACCATGAAAATTTAAATCCTGTAGCATTTAAAATTCCATTAACGGATAGAGACACAGATACTACAACAGACAATAAATTAATAACTCCATCAACACCAGAAGCATTTAAAAAGACGGCTAAAAAATAGCAACTAAAAATAGGGTAAATACAGTATCATGAGCATTAGTAATAGAGAATTATATAAACAAATAAAGGTACGTACTAACCAAAAACCGCAAAGTCCGGTTCAAAGTCGGGCATATCGCGGCCTAAGTACAGTTAACCCGGCTAATAACAGTCATGTGCTATATGATATAGAATTAATTAAGCAAGATATTATAAATCATTTTCATATACGGCAGGGTGAAAAGTTAGGAGACCCAGAGTTTGGTACTATTATTTGGGACGCTATTTACGAACCTCTAACAGACCAGTTAAAAGAAGTAATAGCTGAAAATGTTACAAAGATTATTAATTCAGATCCGCGTGTAACAGTAGAGAGTATTGATTTGGAGTCTTATGAAAGTGGATTAATAATTGATTGTGTACTTACATATTTGCCTTATAACATTTCTGAAGCAATGAGATTAAAGTTTGATGAAGATGCGGCGCAGTTCGACAATTAAGTATGTGGTTAATGGAATTCAATAAATATAGTTAACAAGGAAACAGTATGTCAGTAACAAACAGACAAAACAGATTACTTCTTTCAGAGGACTGGAGAAGGATATATCAAACGTTTAGAAACGCAGACTTCACATCTTATGATTTTGATAGTCTACGCCGTACTATGATCTCTTATATAAGAGAGAATTATCCGGAAGACTTTAATGATTATATTGATTCAAGTGAGTATCTAGCGTTAATTGATCTTATTGCATTTTTAGGGCAGAATATTTCTTATCGTATCGACCTTAATTCTCGAGAAAATTTCCTTGAACTAGCAGAACGTAGAGATTCAGTTTTACGGTTAGCACGATTACTTTCTTACAATCCGAAGCGTAATCAATGTGCAAATGGATTAATAAAATTTGAAGCAGTATCAACGACTGAAGAAGTAGTTGATTCAAATGGAACCAACTTAGCTACCCAAACAGTTGTTTGGAATGATCCATCTAATGCTGACTGGCGCGAACAATTTGAAAAAATTATGAACGTAGCATTGCCGATTAATGCTACAATTGGAAAACCAATTAAGAAAGATACTGTTGAAGGTATATTAACACATCAATACAGATATAAATCAAGTAATACAGGAGTTCCTGTTTATACATTTAGTAAAAGCATTGACGGACGTAACCTTCAGTTTCAGATTGTTTCATCAGACGTTTCTAATGGAGCTATATCAGAAGAGCCACCATTACCAGGAAACAGTTTAGCATTTTTATACCGAGACGATGGACGAGGACCAGGTAGTTCTAATTCTGGATATTTTTGTCATTTCCGCCAAGGAGTTATAGACCAAGGCGTTTTTAGTGTTAATGCTCCTAGTACTAATCAGTCAATTGCAATCGATGCCTCAAATGTTAATAATACTGATGTTTGGTTATATTCATTAAATGCAATAGGCAGTGAAGCAGAGATATGGACGAAGGTCGACGCAGTAGAAGGTAATAATATTGTTTATAATAGTGTACGGAAAAAGATAAGAAATATTTTTGGAGTACTTACTAAAGGTCAAGATAAGATTAATTTAATCTTTTCCGACGGAACGTTTGGGAATTTACCTAAGGGTGATTTTAGAGTTTATTATAGATCAAGTGTTAATCAGTCTTATAATATTCTTCCAGAAGATTTAACAAGCA